GAAAGTCTCTCTTATACTTAATGCTTTGGTATAAGCCTCCCCAGTACCTGTATCTATAGTATCTACTACAAACACTTGAAACTGCATCCGTTCTCTATGATACCCTGCTGTAAATACAGGGTCATCAGGACGCTGTATCATGAACTGCGTCTGAATGTACAAGACTTCAGGTGGAACGAATCTAGAGTTCTCATAAGCTATCTGAATAGTAGGGTTAGTGCTTGCTAACAGACCCTCTACTGCACGTTTGCAGTCCAATATGCTTGTATCCAAATGCTACCCCTTGTTATATATAGCGGACATATCTATAGAGAAAGCCTGCATAATGTCTCTTGTACTTATATCTATTATATTGTACCTTTGATTTAGGATACCGATATACGGGCCAGTGTTACCTACATAATAAGTATCACCTAATTTATACCCTGATAATTGCGAAGGAATAGCAGCTACAGCAGCTTGACCTGCACCTCCACCATATGTCTCTCTCCAAGGGAAAGACGATGATTCTGTAGCTTGCCAAGACCCCTTAGAGAAACCCGGAGTGGGCTGAAGATGATACGGCCCTAATCTTTGGCGAGCTTCATAGTAATCTTGCATAGACGGGGTATTTAGACCTATAGGGTTCTGAGATTCAGCCTTAGCTGCAACCATCTGTCCAAACCCTACAGCCATATTAGTAAGCCGTACTTCAATATCTTTAATCACTGCTTCAAAGGACTTCTCAACCTCTTTTAAGTTAGCACTGATTATCATATCTTTACTTAACCCTTGTAGTGATTACTCTATATAGAATAATGTCACCATTAGCACCATGCTCTTGATAAGAATCAATTACATACGTTTTACCATTGTAAAGAATCTTATCTTGAGTCTTAGGTGTAATGTACTTAGCTTGAATGTAGAACATGATAGTCTCTTTCCAGATAATATCAGGTGAATCCTTCATGATGCCTTGCATCTGCTTAGGATAAGCCTTAATCTGTATCTGAGAACTAGTTCTAACTGTACTAGCCGTAGCTATGTTATAAGTATCCCCTGAGAACTTCACATAAGTACAAGGTACTTCATGCTGTTGCATTAGTCTAGTAGTAGCCCATAAGAATCTATTCATACAGGTTACTCGTAGTTAGAGAAATACTTAGGAACCGTACCAATAGGTAGCTTACGGCTAGGTGAACGTACTGTATTCACATCTGTATTATCGTTATTAGTCTGCATTTCTGATATACTGATTCCAGAAACTGTCCTAGACACGTCAATAGAGATAGGATTAAGATGTGGATTAGATATGTACAATTGCAATGCTTGTCTGTACTGTTCAGCAGCTTTACTTCCATGTATACTGAATATATCTACCTGAGCTTGAGGTGACATACTCATCTTCAGAAGGATAGTCCTAGCACAATCCAAAGCTGTACGGGCTATACTTTGATTATTCTTTGTCAAGAAATAATCTATATCGTCATCAGACAGGAGATAAAAGCCTACTTCATTATCTTGTAATTCTATCCGAATTTTTTCTATATTGCTAAGTGCCATTATTATCCCTTAGTCTTTTATGTTTTATTATAAAGCTACTTTTAAAACTCTATAATAAAACAGGGGTGATAAACACCCCTGAGTAAGTAAAGTTAATTACTAATTAGTTACTTGTCGTTCCGCGAACAACCATCATAGGACGACGCAACACGTTGATGAAGTTAGTTTCAGCATCAATGCTAATCGACTCGCCTTTAGGGTCACGATATGTCCACATGTAAGCCTTTTCAGCTACCGTGTTAACATAATCGAACTTATTAGCAGGGCCGTAGTACGTCATGAACGTGCCTTCAGTACCTGTTGGTACGAACACTACGTCCTGCGCAGGAACCATACGTTGACCAGCACCAAGGATAGTACGGACTTCGATAAAGCGAATACCACCGAAGTAGAATTCACGATACAGACCGCCGTTGTTAGCTACACCATTTTGACCAGCACGTTGACGAAGAATCATTTGACCTTCGTTAGCGATGTAGTATTGGTAAGCCGTTTGAACCTTAGCGTGAGAAATCAGTTTAGCGAAGAATTCAGGCGAGCAGTAAGCTACAACACCTGTGATAACTTCACCACTAACTACGTTATCTTGCATGCTCGAAGTCACAGCTTCGCACTTACCGATAATATCAGTAGTTGCAGTTCCCAACAGGAAGTCAACAACAACTTGAGTCAGACCGTAATCCGTGAAGAAGTTACCTGTAACGATACCCGATGGTGAGTACACGTTACCAGTCGTCAGCGTAGCAAAACGAGCAGCTTCTTTCGTAATGTCGAAGTTACGCTGAACACGCAACAGCTTACGAGCGATAGCAGCATCGGTAGTTTCAGCTTGTGTGCTAGAACCGAAAGCGCGCTTACCTTGGATGTCCTGTGGAAGAACAGCATCGGTATAGGGGAAGTGAGGGATGCTATACGAATGAATCTTACGGATTTCATCTTTGTTAGCGTATTGCTTAGAACCACGAACCGCATCAGGAATCAGACCCAAAGCGTGAACTTGCTCTTCGTAAGTAACCGTATGCGTAGTCATCGACTCTTCACCGAAGAGACCTACGTCATTCAAAAGTGTCCATGAGTTAGGGACGATAGACAATTCTTCCGTGTAGTCTACAATCTCAAACGCATTTGTATAACTGCGTACTTGTGCCATTTTATATAGTCCTGTGTATTATTCTATGTTATTAAACTGCGGTAAGGACTTGAATGCCCTTGGCTTCAAGGTCAGCGTACAGCGTAGTCAAGTTAGCACCAGAGTACGAAGCGTTAGCCACAAGACCACCTGCTGAAACAGACGAAGGGCCACGGAACAGAATCAAAACGTTCGTATCAACGCCGTTCGTCAGAGTCTTAGCTTCAAGCACTACACCTGCGCCAACTTGCGAACCGTCAACTGCGGATTGAATTGCTTCTTTGTATTTACCAGTCGCGGTAACTTTACCAACGACAGTACCAATTGCAAGAGTCTTAGCGGTGTCATTAACGACAGCTACAGTTCTGCAATAAGCGTTTTCAGGGAGGACTTCTGCCTTGAGCGTATGCGACAAGCGAGTTAAGTCAGTTGCGATAACAGCCATGTGTTTTCCTTAATATTTATATGGTCTAAGATAAGAAGATTACTTCTTGTATTGAGCTTTAAGAATGGCTGCAACGCCGCTCATTTTTTGAATTTCAGTTTCACCTGTAGAGATACCTTCTTCTTTGAAAAGCGAAGATGTTTCTACTTGTTTATATACTGCGGTGAGTGCAGATACGTATTTATCAAAATCAGTGTCGTCAAGTGCAAGAGCAGCTTTAACAAGAATCTCAGCGTGAGTGCCATCCTTGACTACATCGAGGACTTTATCGGACTTAGCTTTGATAAGAGCTTCAAGTTTCTCTGCTTTGAAAGCTGCGATTTCAGCAGTGGCCTTCTCAAGCAGGATACGAGTATCTTCAAATGCTTTTTGGATGCTCTCAAGTTCTTTCGCTGTATCTGCAATAGGGGTATCAGCAGCAGCTTTAGCTACGCCTACGCCAGCAGCAGGGGCGTCGGGGAGAGTTTGTTCAGTCGTTGGGTCAAGCATCTTTTTACCAGCCTTATCTTTAGCTTTAGGTTTAACTTTAGTTCTAGGCTTTGTACTCATAGCCTTCTCAATCATTGCTTGGTCTTGACGCATCTGCAAGAATTGCTCTTGACTAAGATTCGACAGGACTAGCTCAGGAGTAGCCGCTTCATTAGCAGCTTTGAAAATCGTAAAGGACTGAATCTGGTCAATAAGATATTGTTCCCATGTATCCTCTGGTGTAGCATCTTCTGTTTCATCAACAGGTTCTACATAACCAAGCAAAGCAGCAAGGACTTCAGCGTCAGTTTCCCACATACCAAAGAATCGCTCAAGGAATTCAGGGAATTCAAGCGTTACTTGGACTTGCTGAATCTTCCGGATGTACTCATCAGAGAAGTTATTCGCTTTCAGGATTACTGCGTAGTCATGTCCGTTAGCAGGGCCATCTTGCGCTTTAGAGACAAGAGCTACATGAGCACCTTCAGTCTCAAAGTTAATATCTTTCAGCTTTCTTTTAGCTGTTGGTCGCATTATTTATTTCCTTTGTGTACTATTTGAATAAATCTGTGTATAATAAAGTTATTCGATGACTTCGCATTTAGCCATAGCACCGATGCTAAGACCGTTGAATTCACCTGATTTGACTTTATTCCATAAATCTGTATCATTGCACTGAATCGTCTGCACCCAAGTCCCCTTCTTGATAAAGCGGTCTCCTAGTACAATGTCAGTGGGCATGATATAGCTTTCACAGAATTCAAATAGCTCTGTCTTTGCCATATGGAAAAGGTTAGCTTTTCGGCAAAACTTATTAAAATTGAAACAAGCCTTGCGAACTTCTTCTTCTGTGGTAATGTCACCGTGAAGGTCTACTTCATCGGGAACCATAGTAATAAAGGTAGCCTGCATAAGTTCTTCACGAATGGACTTAATGACAGGTACAGTCTTTACATTCTCTGTACTCAATTTGCACTCCAAAAAACTAGCAGTAATACTTATTATAACATTGATTTATGTAAAAAGCAAGTACAAACTACCTTGAGTATATTATAAATGGGAAAAGAGGGGCTTTTGACCCCTCTCCTTACGCAGAGTTATCCAAGTTCATGCTTGAATTATCTGTTCCTGCTACACTGGTACTTGTACCGTTATCTGTACCAGTCGCTAAACCACTTCCTGACTTAGATGAATGAATCATTAAATCCTCTTGAGGTGGCAAAGAGTCATCCAGAGGTTCTAGTCCTGCTGCGCTACGCACTGCATTAAGGGCTTCTCTATCCGCTTCCATCAGACCTACAGACATAACCCTTTGCAGGAATTTGCTCTGTACTTCCATATCAACTTCAATTAAGTTACCAAAGTCTATCGTCCCCATTCTGGACGTATCCCATTGATTCAATTCGTATGTTTGACGGATTAAATCACGGTTTAGAGTGTCAGCTATGTTTCTAGCCATAAGATGCGCTACAGAGCCTGCAAATGAGTTCTTGATGCTTCCTAGAGCGAAAGAACCTACTTGAGTTTGACCCATAGTCAAAATGTCTGTACTCAGCGAAATCATAATCAGGTTCTTGTACCATTCTTTGATTTTCGTAATATCGTAGGACTTATTTCCGCCTGTACTAAGCAAATCCAGTTTAAACAAAGGCTGCTTTGTGTCTGGGTCGTACATATTCGGAAGAATCATTGCAGATTGTTCGTTCATCTGCAAGTTACGCATAGCGTTCTCAAAATACTTACGAACAGCTTGCTTATCCACGTCAGCATCTTTGTCTAGGTACTGCATAGGCATGGATAGTACAGGAAGCCCTGCTAAGTCCTTAGACACCCCTGTAGTCTCCATTTCTTCAAGAAGTACAAGGTATTTCCAAGCTAGATAAGCGTCACGTAAAGGACTCTTACCATAAGGGTCTCCTCGATGTCTACCACTTCTAAAGTGCAGTAGCTTAGACATAGGAAGGACTACTTCATTCCTAGACGAACCCATGTACTGATTAAAGTTATCAGAGATACGGGTTAGGTTCTGTTTAGCACCTAGGAGTTCATTCCCGTCACTACTGAAGATAAACCGCTGGATACTCTCTTGAGAACGAATCGGCAGTTTCTTCCAGCCTACTATACCATCGTTATACAAGCTGCCATTGCTCTTATAGCGTCTACGGTAGACCTTTTCACAAAGGCTAAACCCATATACGTTCATACTCAAAGCATCACGAATGAAATCCGTCCAAGACGTGTCCATATCGTGCATCATCTGACTGATAGCTTCAGCTTGCTTCTTTTCTTCTTCTGTAGCGTCTTTAGGTGGCTTAAATGACCAAGTAGCCTTAGAGATGATACTATCGAATAAAGAGAGAGATGCGTTGATTGTACTATGTTCACCCATTTCCCTGTAAGTGACTAGACTCTGAGGGAAATTGAGTTCTCTACGAATCTCATCTCTTGTTACACCAGAATAATGCCGTAACCCAAGGTAGCCCATTTCGGACATTTTGAATCGCTCTGGTGTTTCCCATGTATTCTGTAGCACATCCTTTTTAATAGGTGTTTCTTGAGTTTCTGTGCTTTGCATTTTATCCTTTTACATTAAATTCAGGTATCTCGACGTATTCTTTATTATTAAATGCAGGAAAACCTGAAGTGGGTTCATGCGATGGAACTATAGAGTTCAAATCCATCATCCGTATGTTAGGCATCTGGACTTCTCTATTTAGATGAAACATGCAATCGCTACAAGCGTCTACTTGGTCATCTTTATGTTTCTTCTCTCCATTGAATATCTCTAATTCCTCAAAGAAATCCTTATTCCAGTCAGCTATCACAACACGGATAAACCCTGCTTGAGAGATGGAACTAAAAGGAGCAAACCTAGTAATCTTGGACTGCACAGGTCTGGATAATCTACAAGAGAATCCCATTTCACCTAGTCTACGCTGTAAATCCTTAGCATAAGCCCCAGCAGCAGCGTTAGGGTCTTGAGGGATACTTATAGTGACACCCCTACCGTCACGGATAGCTGTAGTGAAGATTAACTTCTCGACTTCATGCACACGATTACGCATACGGACAACATCTTCTACTGTGTATACATTAGACATGTTCTTCGAGATAAGCACCCCTGCTGTATAGTCAGGATTAGGGTATGCTTCACTAGGTAAGCTAAAAGCAAAGTCCCATGAACGTACTCGTTTGCATTTACTACTGTCAGGGTATGACACCATTTCGCACCATTCCCTCTTGAATAAACCAGAGGACTCTTGTCTAGCAAACCAAGACCCTAGCAATAATCGTTCCATCTCTACTCTAGGCAAAGACATTAGACGACTAATGTAATCAGGTTGAGCTTTAAGTAAATGCGGATTGTCTTGGACAGTAGCACCGATAAACGCAAATGAAGTGATACCTGACTGTGGGCCAGAACCGTGAACAGCTTCAGCTTCTTCTAAGGTGTTGTACCATAGAACAGTGTTACTCTGTCTGAAGAAGTACCTGACATGCCCTGCACGTTCAGGGATAGGTATTCCTTTATTGTCTAGGTAATAGTCCTGAAGCCATACTCGTAAGAAGCTATTGTAATCAGGGTTTGTCATCAGGTACATTTGCGGTGGATAATCCACATTTGCATTACGCATCCTAGACATTAAGTACACGATTACTTCTTCAGGAAAGTCACAGCTTTCATCAAAGATAACCAAGCTGTACTGCGCACCCTTGTGGTCGTACATGTTACTATCGTACTGACAGTGAGAGAACTTCAGCAATGCTCCATGCGGAAACACAATCTCAAGTTCTCTGGATTTAATCCTAAGACCCTTTGGGTATATGCTGCTGAACAAAGCACAGGCTTCATGCCAAATAGACCCCGGTGCTGTAAGCATCTTCGAGGTTCTACGAAAGATTACCCCTGTTGCTCTGGGGTGTTGCATATGTTTAAGAGCAATCAACAGAGAAGTAAAGGACTTGCCGCTATTCCCTGAGATGAATATCTTATTGCTTCTACGAACGATTAAAAGACCTGTAGGAACTGTGAAGCAGTACTTGAATCCGTCTAAGGACTTGTATTCTTGAATACAACCAAAAGCATTATCAGCACTTCTAAAGCCATTGTCAGTAAATGCACAACTTACCATGTACTTCAATGATTCAAGGTCTTGAGCGAAGAATGAACCTCTACCAGTTGCATGTAAGACGTATTGAATGAAATCAGCATTGGCTTTGTGCTCTGATACATAGCTGCAATGCAGCATTTTAGTAAGTACCTGAGCTTGCTCTTTCCCTATCTTCCAGTAATCAACAGGAATCTCTTTAAGAGGATTTCTTACGATTTCTTCAAGCTGTTCTTGCGTTAATCTAAAGTCTGATTCTGGTGCATTAAACCCAACCTTGATTGAATAATGCTTACCTTTTTCGTAATTAGCACAGAATTCAGCGAATGTCTCTATATTAGGTGTATTAGATATTTCCCAAGAAGGGACTCTATGTTCTGGGGAGAGACAGAAGTCAAAACCTAATTGATGAATCCTCTTGAATTCCTCACAAGGTAACTTAATGTATTCTTCAGGATGTACGAACTCAAGAGAATCTGTACTTGAATTGTACTGAGCTATCTTCTCCCCTTGGTATTCATCAAAGAACTTCCATCCAATCTCCGTAAGGTACTGCGTATCTTTATCGAAGCATCCAGCAGCACCCCCTGCACAAGTAACGACAGCCTTAGAGTTAAGGAACATCTCTTGCTTGCGCGATGACGGGCCTATACTGATAGCTTCAGGCTGTTGTACTTTAGCTTGACTCATTCTACGTCTTTACCACCGTCAATAGCTTCAGGCTTGTAGAAGAACGATACCTTAGCACCAGCAGGTTGAACCTCAAGGGCTTCCCCGTCATCTTCTTGGTCATACAAGTCCTGTAGAGTCTCTTTATAGGCATTTAGCAGAATTACACATGCCTTTAGCTGATTCTGATGAGCCGCCTCTTCATTCTTCATAATCTTAGCAGCAACCATGATACTCTCAGTGAGATGTGGCTTAATCTTACGAAGCAAAGTCAATAACTCTCTATCCTTGACTTGTCTGTTAGTCAGGATAATATCCCTATTAACAGGAGGACGCCCGCTTCTATTGATATTTACATCGCCTTTAGCAAATGTCATATTTATCTCCTTGTAATAAAAAAGCCCCTTGAGAAAACCCCAAGAGGCATTAATGTAGTCATAGGTTACGCTTTCCTATATGCGTGTAATGCCCGCATCGTCCGTATAAAGAGCCTTAGCTATCGTTATACGCCCATCCCTAAAAGGCAATAACAGGTTATTTAATGTCCTCTGTCATTCAGGACTACCTCGTAAAGCCCTTTAAACCCCTCTAGGAGACGTTTTAATACCAAAAAGGTACTTGGACATCAACTAGACGCATAAAAGGCTGTAAAAGAGCATTAAAGAGCTTTAAGGTCAGCTTGCAAAGCAGCTAAATCGAAACCTTCAGGGCTTTTCCCTGCACTCAAATACTCTTCTGAAAGAAGCACTGCACAAGAATCACCTTTAGCTTTCCAGAATGCCGGTGTCATGAGTTGTGCTTTACCCCAAGTGCAGCATACAATTCCATCTTTACGATTAGCAATCAGTGGAATGTAATGCCCACCTTCATCCTTAGCACCCTTGACAGGTTTCCAAGGTTTACCTGTATTGAATTGCTGCATTGCACTATCAGGGAACACGATACCAGCACCTACAGCACCAAATAGCCATATTGCTTTATACAGGTGGTCTGTATTCTTTGGGTCAAGCCAAAGGTAAGCACCTATCTTATGCCGTACCCCTTTAGAGTCCACAATCCCTGTCTTACGTCTGTACTCAAAGGCTTGACGCATATCTGTACCTTGGTCAGAAGCAGGATTATTCTTATCAAACCCTGTTACAGCAGCGTAATCAGAAAGCACAGCATCAGGGGTGAATTGCACATCTTTACCATTTGCTTTATTCCAAAGCATAGTTTCATGCGCTGCACCTGCAAATACGCAGTCACCGTATAAGTCATTACCTAGAACACCCCAATCAGAATACAGGGCTTCATGTCCGAAGAACTGCGGCTGCTTAGGTAAAGGTGCACCTGTAAGGTAAGTGCTGAACTTAATATCCTTGGCACTTGGAAGGAGTTTCTTTAAGCCTGTTTTCATTAAGATTTCTTTTCCTCTACTGCTATCAACAGGCCACCTACTACCTTGATAATATCAGGAAGCACTGGTGTTATAGCAGATAGGTGTGGAGCGATAAAGTACACAGCGACTAATAGACCTATTCCAAGATAGGTACTCGTCTCCATTAGCCTAGAAATGTACCAGTCTCTTAATTGAATTAACTTCTGCATTTTATTTCTCTTTGTATGTTTGGTGCTGATTGTCGGATTTGAACTGACGACCTACTGCTTACAAGGCAGTTGCTCTACCCCTGAGCTAAATCAGCGTTTTCTTAGTCGTAAAACACAGGTTTCGTTCTAGACCCTGAGTTTTGCAATAAACTATCTAGCATTTCAAAAGGTTCTCTCTTGAAATCATCCTCTACGCTATCAGGAGAAGCACTAAAGTCCCCATCCTGTAAAGCATCCGTATCTGTATCTTCTAGGGAACCCAACAAAGACCCACAAGACATACAAACATAAATTGTACTTGTCTCAAGGCCAAATGCTTCTATAGCACCCTCAGAGCAATGCAAGCATCGTTTCATATTCCCCCTTATATAAGTGCTGGTTACTTATCCAGCGTGTATTAAAACCCTTGAGCAAAATACACAGAATAATGCAGAGATAAGAACTATGTACCGTCTAGCGTTAAGGCTATTCCCGCAGGAGCATCTTCAGCTATGTGTAGAGAACTTATCTTTAATCTGCAATGTTAAAAACGTATTGATGAATCAATTATAGCATGAGTTTTGCTAAAAAGCAAGCGTATGGCATGAGTATTGCTACTTATATCAGAGAATATCTCGAAAGATAAATCTTCAGTTCTCTTGCAATCCTGTATAAGTTCTTGAGTTTGTTCTTTTGTTAGCATGTTAGTGCTTCTTTCAATCGTCAAATACATCGCTACGCTTACATCTTTGACTAATCGTCAAAGACGCAATACCTAGTCAATATCTTGCTATATCTCAGCTTCAGCTTTAGTACCAGTTTCTTAGCAGGTATAGCATCTTGCACTAATTTATTCTTCAGGACACCCTTTTCATACCATTGCACAAAATACGAGAATCTATCTGAAGGATGTGGAAGCATCTTTATAGCGTATTCTATATTTCTATATGCTTCTTTGATTTCTATGTACTTATCTTTATGCACAAGCATCAGGTTCTTCAGTCTGAAGTCATCTTCTTGCATGTTTCTATGTAAAACCCTCTGATTTGGCCCTACATCTTGATTAAGAAGCATCTTAAAGAGGACTTTATTCAGCTTTACCTTTATCGTTTTCTTATCTATAGAATCGTAGATTGAGCACAAACCATCAAAATCAGGAATCAGAGGTTTCTTAGAAGCTCTACGGTGAACTGCACCTGTCTCAAAGTCATAAGTCAACAAAGCATTTAATCTTTCTGAACTAAGCACAATTCACCTCTCTTAAATATACCCCTAGGAAGCCTTCTTTGGCCCCTTAGAGGCTACGGATTTACTTTCCTGTACTTTACCATCATCCTTAGCTTTTTCTTCGTGTTTTAGCTTCAGTTCTTGCTCTTTGATTTGAGCAGCTTGTTGCTTTTGCTCTCGTTCAGCTAATCGAAGTTCAATCTC